GCGTCCGCATAGCGGGCGATCTGGAAGTCCGAACCGACATTGCCGCCGGTTTCCGTCGTGATGTTGCCCAGGATGACGTCCCAGCGGCTATTGCCGCCAACTTGGCCCTTGACCTGCGCCAAGTTGCCATTGGCGATCTTGCCGAGCAAAAGCGTGGCGCTGCCGGAAGCGTTGGGATTGACGAGGCTGATCTGCGCCCCGGAGAAGAGGGCGTTGCCCGTGGCCCTGGTGATGGTGAACGGCGTATCGAGCGAGGCGCCGGCATCGGTAAAACTGTTCAGCGAGAAATCCGAGCCGGTGTTTGAGCCGCCTTCCGAGGTGGTGTTGCCCAGGTTCATGCGCCAGCGGATGCTGTTGTTGGTCTGCCCCTCGATGCGGTTGGTCTGGCCGGATGCCGACTTGTCCAGGATAAGGACCGGCGTCGAGGCGGAGTCGATCTCCAGCGTGCCGGTCATGGTGTCGCCGGTCTTGGCGACGAACGAGCCGGTGACGTTGGAGGCAATGGCATCCCAGGCCGTGTTGCCCTGATTGCGCACCCACAGTTTCGTCGTGCCCGGCGTGCCGGTATCGAACCACAACTGGCCCGGCACTTTGACGGTCGGCTCGACGGCCCCGGATGAGCATGAGAACACGGCCGCCAGGGCCGAGTTGATGTCGGCCCGGACGGTGGCGCCGGGCGCGTTGTCGATGACCTGGTCGTGCTGTGCCATGATGGGCCCCTTCAGTAGCCAGCGGCCTGCCAGTCTATGGTGCGCGCGGCGGTAACGATGGCGTTGCTCGAGTTGCGGATTTCATAGGTAAAGCCGGTCCGGCTCTTCGATGTGATCTTGGTGTAGTCGCCAGTGACGGCGTTCTGCATCTGAATCGAGATCGATGGCGGCAGATAGAATTTCACGAGGAAGTTGATCGTCTGGCTCGGCTGCGTCCAGGCAATATCGCTGCCCTGGTCCTGCTTGGCCGTCAGATCGGCCGTGATGCACAATTCCTCGATGCCCACCTGCTGGCCCAGCGGTGCCACCAGCACGGCCTGGAACTCGAAGCCGCGGCCGATATATTCGCCGACGACGAAGGGCGCCCAGTCCGTCCATGTCGGCGAGACGCCGGCTGGATCGTCATTCGTTTGACGGACACGGATCATCACCTGTCCCGAGGCATCCTCGTCCTGGTCGTCCCAATTCTGCCAGGTGTCGACATTGCCCGGCCTGACGTCGATGAAGGGCGACGATTCGTAGAACGGGAAGGCCTCCATCTCGACCGACAGGCGCGTGGTGAAGACGCCTCCGAGATCGATCCTGTTGAAGAAATTGTAGGTGCCGACCTGGTCGTCTCCGAAATTCAGGTCGGGCGGCACCACCACGGGCAGGACATCGAACGAGACCCAACTGTCGATGCTGCTCGTCTGGTCGTCGATCAGCCCGCCAGTCTGGCCGAGCACCAGCCAGTCCTGCGGTGTCTTGATCTGCACGCCCGTCTTGGTGCCGACCCAGGACGGATGCTCGCAGATACGGAAGAAGTTCTTGGCGTCGGTGTCTGGCGCATAGGAGATGACCACGGCCGGATTGAGCGAGTAGATGCCGCTCGAATCCTTGGCCTTGATCAGATAGCTGCCCGGCCGGTTCGGAAACTCGACCGTCGTCGCCGAGCCCGGCACCTGCATGATGACCGGGTTGGCGCTGGTCCAGGTGGCACCGCTGGTCGCCGGCGTATAGCGCACCTCGAACCAGCCACCGATCTTGACGTCGAGATCCGGCGATGGCGCCCACTGGAACATGGCGACGTTGTTGATGATCTGCACGCGGAAGCGCTGGACGTCCGCCGGCCGCGCCGCCAGCCCGGAGACGACGAAGCTGATCTGCGCCCGCTGCCCCTTGAAGCCGGCGAAGTCGACCGGGATGACGCGGAACTCCCATTCCCCGTTGGTGACGGGGATGTCCATGACCTGCTCGAACGTCCTGACGCGGGTCCAGTTGCCGTTGACCTGGCGATAGTCGACATCGAAGAGCGGCGCGTCGGACTGCCAGGACAGGTTGACCATGGTGCCGACCGACGTCGCCGACAATTGAACGAGATACTCGGTGGCCTTGAGGTTGACGATCGTATAGCGGGCCCGATTCGAGATATCGCGATCGGCGATGACGATGTTGCTCTCGACCCAGTCCCACTTGCCCTGGTCGTGCTGCATGCCGGTGACGGTGTAGACGAAGTCGCCCGACTCCTCGACGTTGATGACCCGCCACAGGGTCGGCTTGAGATCGCCCGAGGCGAGCACCCAGACACTGTCGACGGCCGGCGCTGCCGAGAAGGGCGTGTCGACCGTCAGAGTGGTCAGGTCCGTGTCGAGGGCCGTAACCAGCGGCGTGCGGATTTCGATGGTGCCGTTGCCGACGATGCAGCCGAGCGCCGCCCCGGTCGTCTCGTGAAACTGGATCGGCGCGTCGAGCGTCACCGTGGTGGTCGTGGCCGCGATCAGGCGGCCGCCGCGACGCTCGCCAGAGACCATCAGGTCCGAGATGCGGACGACGTCTCCCGGCCGGCACCAGGCGCCCTCGAGCCCGACCCTGAAGACCACCGTGTTGGTCTCATAGAGCTCAGAGTAAAGCGTCCACTTGCCGATGCGGTGAGCCTGCCCCTCGCTGGTGCAGCCAACGCCGATGACGTCGGTGCGGTTGAGCCCATAGCGCTGGATACCGTCCGGGTCCTCGACCAAGGTAATGCGGCGCTGGCCGAGATTGTCGGGGTCCGACCATGCCACGGCCGCTTGGGTATGCCGGGCCCGCCGATCGGATCCCTGATAGGTAAAGTCGCCATCGATGACATTGGCGTTGGTGTATTGCCCCATCAGGTCGCTGGGCAGGTCGGCGACGGCCGTCAGCATGCCGCCGGCCCAATAATGGGCGCCGCGGAAGACCGACGATAGGGACTGCAGCAGGTCGTGCGCCTCCTGGCGGTCACTGATCACGGTGTTGCACGTCCAGCGCCGCTCCATGCCGCCCATGCCGTTGGGAACCGGCGTGTCGCACCATTGGCCGATGGTGTAGAGGGCGAACTTGTCGACCTGCGAGGCATTGATGAAGCTTCCGAGGCCGTATCGATTCTGCGTCACGAGGTCATAGAAGATCCACGCCGGATTGTTCGACCAGGCCGTCTTGAAGGTGCCGTTCCAGATGCCGGTATAGGTGCCGGCGACCGGGTCGTAATTGATCGGCACCTGGATGACGAGGCCGTCGACGTCGTACATGCGCTGCGGGATGGACGAGAACTGCTCGGCGTCGATCGAGATGCCGACCACCGACGAGAAGCGATAGCGAATGCGGGCATCGATGAGTTCGGCGTAGCTGTCCCAGTAGAGATCGTTCTGGTTGAGGACCGACGTCGAATCGTCCGTGACACGCACGATGCGGATGTCCCAGGGCGGCGGCCCATACTGATAGGCATAAAATGTCAGGGATCGCTGATAGCGGCCGGTCGTCTTGCCGGTAATCCAGTCGGAGTGGATGTACTGATAGCCGCCGCCGTTCGATTGGACGTAGATGTCGTAGCGGACGGAATTGCCTGACACCGTGCCATTGACCTTGTCGGTCCAGGTCAGGGCCGGCACGCTGACGGTAATGCGCCAGCGATCGATGTCCGCATTGTCGATGCGGCGTGACTGCGGCGTCGTCGTCTTGATCTGCACCGCCACCGGGATTTCCTGCTGCGTCCCCGTGAAGCCGGGCAACGGCTCCTGGTCGGCCGTACCCAGCGTGTAGTTGATCAGGACGTTCTGGACGTTCCAACTCAGGTCCGGGTTCTGGATCGGGATCGTATCGAAGACGATCGACTGCCAGCCATTGTGCAATCCCTGGATCACGCCTTCGCCGAGCAGGTCCATGATCTTGGCGGTCTGCCGCGAGCGCAGCGTGTTCGGCGTCTCGTTGACGCCGCCGCCCTTCGAGCCGGACTTGCCGAAGCTCGTGCCGACCGGAACCAATGATCTATTGCCTCCGTCTGCCATGCTGCCTCACTGCGGAATCGGTTCTTCGCTGGTCTCGAGACCAGCCGAGATGACGGTCGGTGGAACCCAGCAGCGGCCATAGATCAGGGGCACCGGAGCGCCCTGGCCGATGGTGGCGTCACTACCGGAGAAGATGAAGGAGTCCTGCCGCTTGTCCTCCTTGGTGTCCTTCTTGGGCTTGGGGGCGAGGAGCAGCGAGATGCCGATCATCAGGGCCGTGGTGACAACACCGACGATGATCGAGGCCGTGGTGGCCGCCGCCGTCGTCGATAGGGCGAAGCTCGAGACGAGGGCCGAAGCGAGCGCCGCCTCGAGGCCCTGCCCCTGGACGTCTGGAATGAAGTCGACCTCACGCGAGCAGGGCATCAGCACCCCGTCCTGGCCCGATCGCCAGTCGCCATCGACGCGCATGTAATAGGCGGGCGCCTCGAGGAAGGCGGAGCGAAAGCCTGGATGATTGGCCTCCAGAGCCCGCAGGGCCTGAACCGGCGAGTTGACGGCGAAGGCATGCTCCCGCCCAAAGCGCTCGCCGAGATGGCCATACAGTCGGACCTGGACGAGTTCGCTCATGATGGCTCACGCCCCCTGATCTCGCCGGTCCATACCGATCGGTCGTTGGGATCATGCGGCGGTGCCGGGTCGTGCAGATAGTCGCGATGGCGGGCGATGTACTGGGTGATCTGCAAATAGAAGCCGCCATAGGTCTCGCGCACCGACAGGCGGCCCGACAGTTGATGCAGGATCAATCCTTCCGGTTCGATGAAAAGTCCCAGGTGATTGGGAACGGGTGAGCGGAATTGCATGATGACGATGTCGCAGTGTCGCGGCAGCGTGCCTTGCGGGAGAAGACAGAAACCAGCCTTCTCCACATTGTCGAGGATGGTGTTTTCTCCTCTGTGCCACCAGTCCCAGTCCCGCCAGAAGTCGGGCGGCCTTTTGCCCGTGAAAGCGGTAAATCCGTCTCTAACAATTCCCCAGCAATCCAGGCTTCCATGACACCATTCCCTCCCGATAAGCGGCGCCGTGAAGCCCGCCGGCTCGACTACCGTCCATGATTCGGTCGGCACGCTGACGATAAGCCAGGGCACGCCGACTGTCTCGCACATCGAGCGATCGGCCTGACTGGCCATGGCCGGCTGGTAGACGTGGGAATGCACGATGGCCTCGAGGCCGCCGTCCCTGGTCGCCCTGAAATACTCGTCCTTGTCCATGGCGAAGTGGTTGCGCTGCGTCGAGCGATTGGTGATCGGCATCAGCTCGCCATTGACGACGACGGCGCAGGCCTCCATCGGCATGGCCTTTTTGGCCATCGCCATGGAGCCGTCGAGGACGTTAGGGGATGGCTGCCACATGTCATCCTCCCGTGATCAGGTTGGAGGCCGGGAAGGCCGAGGTGTTGAGATTGCCGAACTGGCCGAACCGAGCTTTGCAGGCGGCGAGCGTCTTGCGGCACATGTCCTTCGTCGGGTCGGTGGTCGGATTGCCGTTGATGTCCTGCACGGGCGGCCCGGCATAACCGCATTCGGGCGAGCGATAGACCCAGGTGCAGGTCGAGGCGACGACCTGCCGGCGCGGCAGGGCGACTCCGATCACGTCATATGACACAGACAGCTCGAACTCGATCTGCATCGCGTTCTGACTGGTCTTGCGGCTGATGTAGTAGACCTCGTCGGGGAAGGCTGCCGTGGGATCGGCGTTCGGATTGCCGCCCGGAAAGTTCCAGGCGTCCATGTATTTGGCGATGGTCCGCCGCCGCGTGATCCTAGCGCCCACGGCATCGTCCACGGTGCGCAGATAGGCCGCCATATAGCCACCGATGTTGGAGACGCGCAGTGTCGGGCGAGGCAGCGCTCCCTGCAGTTGCAGCTGGAATCCCGTCGCCTCGATGGGCATCGGATTGTAGGTGTAACCCTGCCAACGGATCGGCTGGTCGGTGATGGTCATGCCGTCGTGCCAGCGCACGAGCTGGCCGCCGCCGATCGGGCTGTCGTCATATTCGAACATCTCGACGATGGCCTGTGGATTGAGCCCGGAGAGCGCCCCGCGGATCGGGCCGGTCGGCGGAGCGATGAGCAGCAGCAGGGCCGACTGCCCCATGCGGAATGACTGGCCTGTGGCATCGAGGAAGCGCGTCGCCCCAGCAAAGGCTGTCTGGCCCATGCGGAAGGACTGGGTGGCCGTGGCCGAGATCGCCGCCACCGTCACCCCGGCGCCGTCATAGGCACCCGTGTTGAGAGGAGCCGCGCCGAGCGTGTTGGCGAAGAAGTCGCGGGTGCCAGGGTTATGCGAATAAACGGTGTTGATGTCCTCGCCGGCATTGATCGCTGGCGATCCCGTCTGCACGCGGTAGCCGTTCAGAACCGTCTCGGCCCAGGCATTCCAGCCCATGGTCGGGATGGTGCCGGGGTTGGTGAAGTTGGGGTTGCCGGTGATGGCGTTGGTGCCGAAACTAGTGCCACCGAACATCAAGTTCTTGTTGATCGTCATCGTGCCCGGCACGGTGCCGGTTGATTGGCCTCCACCCGTGCCGGACCTGTAGGAAAGGTTCGACGAAATGAACCCGGTCGGCGACATCGCGTTAGGGCCAAACTGCCAGCAATAACGGGACGCCTGTGTCTGATAGATCGTGTTGCCGTAAACGCGAACGTTCGTCAGCGTCGCGCCTGATGTCGACTTGGCAATGCGGATTGATCCGGGCCAGTTGGATTGCTCGGAGTCGTTAATTGAGATGTTATATCGAACGATAACGTTATCGAGGCTGCTCCCGCCATCATAGGTATAGATCATGATGCCTGGACTATCATTGCCGTGCGTGTAATTGTACTGCACGGTAATGTTGGAGCTGCTCTCGATATCGATACCCATACCATCGGCAGATCCGGCCGGGTCGTATATAGTATTAGATGCTTCGTTAAACTGCACAATGATGTTATTGCAGTCGAACATCAGAAGGCCACACGGACCTCCGCGGGAATTGCTGCTGCCATTGGCATTCAGATAATTAAATTGAATTGTTCCTCCGCTGATGCGGCCGACGTTGAGGCCGTACGTTGCATTGGAGGAGCAATTGTTGTTTTGGATTGTCGCGTTAGACGTCGTGTAATTGACGCCGTACATCAGCACGCCGTCGTCGTTGGACGTCAGTTCGCAGTTCGAGATGGTCGGCGATTGGATTTGGTTCGTTGCGACGCCACCGATCGAAATGCCCTTGGAATTGCCGGTGATCTTGACGTTTGAAATTGTCAGGCCTGACACGGTCTGCGCCGTATCGGCATAGACATTGATACCGACGCCAAGATTGCCGACGCCGACAGTTCCGCCGGCCCCGGCAATGATCAGATTGCTGACCGTGACATTGCTCACGCCGAATATGCCAATGCCGTTGGTCGAAGACGCATGCGAGATCGTCGCTCTGCCGGTGCCGTACGAGGTGTACGTCATGGTCGAGCGTTGGGCGGTCAGGTTGCCCGTGAAGGTATCACCGCCGCGGAAGGCAATGGTGTCGCCGGAATTGAGCGTCAGGGCATTGGCGGCATTGATGGTCAGTTTGGGCGTCGATGTGGTGAGGCCGTTGGCGGCATCGCTGCCCGCCAGGGAGAAGTAGTAGATGACCGACGTCGCAGCGACCGTACCCGTCGCCGTCTGACCGATGCGCAGACCCTGGACCGTACCCGTCGCCGCTGCGTTGACCGTCACGGATAGCGTGGCGGTCTGCCCCATGACGAAGCCTTGCGTCGCCGTGGCAAAGCTTCCAACGACGCCCGTACCGTCATAGGCGCCGGTATTGATCGGCATCGAGCCGAGCGTGTTGCCGAAGAAGTCTTGGGTGCCGGGCGAGTGCCCGCCATAGACAGAGGAGATGTTCTCGCCGGCATTGATGGCCGGGGACGTCGAGTACACCCGATAGCCGTTGAGCAGCGTCGGATCCCAGCCATTCCACCCCATGGTCGGCGCGGCACCAGGATTGGTCAGCAAGGGATCAGTCGTGATCGGGTTCGACCCAAAGCTCGTGCCACCGAACATCAAGTTCTTGTTGATGGTCATGGTGGCAGTCGGTGGCGTTAGTCCGGTCGACTGCCCACCACCCGTGCCAGATCGATATTGAAGATTGCTGCTGATGAAGCCTGTCGGCGACATCGCATTGGGGCCAAATTCCCAGCAATAGCGGTTGGCCTGCGTCTGATAAATCGTATTGCCATAGAACTTGGAGTTGGTGATAGGTAAGGCGGCCGAGGAGAGGCCGAGCCTGAAGCTTCCGGCGCGCGTTGAAAGGACGCTGTCATTGATGGAGATGTTATAGCGGAAGACGCAATTGTCGCTGTCGGTATTTCCACCGCCATCGTAGTTGTACAGCATGAAGCCGCAGGCGTCATTGCCATGCGTATAATTATACTGAACGATTATGTTGTAGCAGCACTCGACATCGATGCCAATGCCGTCATGGTCTGTCGGGCTTTCGATGCAGTTCGACGATTCGTTAAACTGGATAACCGTGCCGTCGCTGTTGAAGAGGATGATGTTGGTCGTACCGACCGATCCACCGCCATTGGCATTGGCGTAGTTATATTGGACATAACCGCGGAGCATATAGCCCAGCATAAATCCGTTATGCGAATTACCATGCGCATAGTTGTATTGAATCGTCGCATCCACGACGGTCGGATTATCGACAATGTTCGATGTCGTCTGGATGCCTTGAGTGCAGGAGAAGACTTCGTTCTGTGTCACCGTGACATTGCTGACGCAACTCGCCGTGTCGCCAGTGATGCGAACGCCCCGGCTTTCCGCCGAGATGACGTTGTTGGAGATGACGTGGCCGCTAATCGTGTTCGAACCAGAGGCGTTGACGTAGATGCCGTAGCCAGTTCCGCTCGAACCGCCGCCCGTGATCGTCAGATTGTTGACGGTGACGTTACTCTTATCCTGGATGACGATGCCGTTCGTGTTGATGGCATGCGAGATCGTCGCCCGGCCGGTCCCATAGCTCGTGTAAGTCATGTTCGAGCGTTGGGCGACCAAGTTGCCAGAGAAAGTATCTCCGCCTTTGAATGAGATCGTCGCACCTGACGGAAGCGACAAGGCATTGGCGGCGCTTATCGTCTGCTTGGGCGTTCCGGTTGTCGCGCCGTCATTCGCATCACTACCTGTCGCCGAGAAGTAATAGGTCAGGATGGCAGCGGCGACGCCTGATCCGTCATAGGCGCCCGTGTTCAGTGGCGCTGCACCCAAGGTGTTGTTGTAGAAGTCGCGAGTGCCGGGGTTGTGCGAGTAGACGGTCTGGATATCTTCGCCGGCATTCAGGGCGGGCGATCCCGTGGTAACGCGCAGATCATTGAGCAGCGTCGTATCGAACGCCCCATAGCCCATGGTCGGCTTGGTCGTCGAGGCCACCATCAGCGGATCGGTGGTGATGGCATTGGTGCCATAGGCACTGCCACCGAACATCAGGTTCTTGTTGGTCGTGAAGCCAGAGCCGCCGGCCCCGCCCTTCTGGATGGCCGAGCCTTTGACGTAGAAGAGGTTCGACGAGATGAAGCCGGTGGCTGCGTTGCCGAGGTTGAGGATCGGCGTCGAGGCGCGGCCCTGGATGACCGTGTTGCCATAGATGCGGACATTGGTCTGGACG